CATCTAATAATGGCCTAAGTATTAGTTCTGTTAGTGGTAAAGTAGTTAATACCGTTAGAGCAGATACGGGTACTGCGGCAAGTGCTAACAACTTAGTGCAAGATGATGTATTAATTGACGGAGCAGGAAGATTTATTGGTATTGTTGATAGTGTTGGAACTAATCTTATTAACCTAAGAAGAAATGCTTGTAAAACAGATTTAGACACTAGTTCCGATGGAGATTTTTATTCTCCTAGAATAAACACTAGAGCCGGTTCATCTCCAAACGGACTATTTATGACATTGAAAAAAATAGACTTTGAAAAATTCAATCAGGCTTCTTCGGGCAACACAGGAGGGGCGGCAGATATTAAAGGACTCGCTACTGAAAATAACCTTGTTGAAGTTGATGGTGTAATTAATCTATTACAAATGGGAGTAATGAGAGGTTTAGCAAGTAGTGGAGGAAGTTATCTTACTAGCAACCCTCCAAACAGGGGCGACTTGGATAGTGGATATGGCGGTAATAACGCTACCTTTACAGATACTACATTTGCTACGACAAAAGGAATAACTGCTATGCGACAAGTTGATAATTTGTTTGAAGATAATACTTTGATTTTACCAATTGGTTTACCCGATGGAGCATATTACTCATTTGTTTCAGCAAAAATAACAGCCGGTTCTCACAGTGCTAGTACAGGTGCATTTAGTGTTGGGGGTCATATTAGCCCAATATTAGGAACATATGCTCAAACATATCACACAATAACTAGTAGTAATTCTCCAATAGGGTCATCGGGCAATAGTGTATATTTAAGCGGCTCGCCTAGTTCTGCAAGTTTAGAACAATCACAACAATTTAGAATGCTACAAAATCACATTCCTATCTTTTTGGGAAGATATAAAATAACAGGGGGAGATGGAGCAGAAGCCGTTGTTGGAATGACTGGTACTAAAATAGCGGCAACTATGGGGATTGACATTGACGGGCTAAACGAAAAAGAAGTTAGATTTGGCGCAACAACAGGAACTATCACTTCTAGTAATACTTTTGAACATGCTGGTTTTTCTAGTAAAAGAGTATCAACCGATAATTCAACAGGAACAGGTGCTTTGACTTATGCTAATGACGCTGATGGAGTATTTGCTGGATTTAAACCTACATTAAAAATTGATGTCGGTTATACAGTCAATGGTAATTTTAACACTAGTGCAAGCACACAGGCTAAGTTTGAAGATACAGATTCTAAGGTTGGAGATAATCAAACAATCGGTAGCGACACTTTTACTTCTTTATATGTTGATAGTGTTAAAGTTCCTAAGTTTACAAGAATTTATGGTAAAATAAGCACCGCTAGTCCACCCGAAATGCTAATGACCGCTAATGCTACAAGCAGTGGCGCAGATGGAAGTGTTAGAGTTAGCAGAAATAGGGTAGGGCAAAATGACGCAACTAATGGAACAACAATAACAACTTTAGCATTTACTGATTCTCACATATTAAAAGGAGAAACTAGCAGGGCTTCATTTAATGCTTACCCTCGTTCCGATAACCCACACTGGTTAAGTTTTGTTGACTTAACAGGTTGTTATTTAGTTTCCGAAGAATTTAGGTCAATAATTGACAGTTCTTCAACTGGCGAAACAATAGTTGATGAAAATACTAACAGTGGTGGTTCTCATGGGTTAGGTTCTAGTGCAAACATGGAGAGATACTCTTTGAATAACGGCACACCTAAATATATTCTCTATGTCATTTCACATGAGATTGACACCACTAGACAGGACAGAACTCACATACTTACAGTTAGCGGGACATTCCCCGATGCTGCTAGTGATGCTTCTACTGACAAAGGAAGGTTCAAATCTTTTAGAATAATGCAACCCAACCATACTTGTTTTTATGATTTTAGCCCTAAAAAAATACGAATAAATCAATTGTCTTCTAAATATACCAAAAAACCTAATGAAAATTCAACATACTTAGACCCAATAAATCATTTTATGTTTAGAGATGCTCCGAGTAATAACACACAAGAAGGCAGTAATGAAGCCGTATTGTCAATGTATGTTGTTGTTGACCCCGATGGACAAAGCAGTGATGGTAATTTAGTAGTTGAAAGTCCGGTGAATCTAAGAAACAATATAATGACAGAAGGTAAATTGCTAATGAATCTTAGCGATGGAGATAATAACAACTTAACTAATGTTTCTTTTAGTGATGGCGGCAACACAATAGAATTTGATATTGAATTAGAAGAACAAAAAGAATTACTAGGAGTAGTTTCTGTATCGGAAACTATTGATTTATTAGTAAATAGCGAAACTACTGACTTTGGTAAAAGAGCATTAATTGGTTCGGTGGTATCAGTAGCGCAAGACTCGGATAAACTAATTAATGAAATATTAGAAGAAAACGATATAGAATTTAATTTAACATCTTCTAGTTATCCTTATTTTGTTGCTCCTAATTATAGAGGAGTTGATTTATTTTCAGCAATTAAGTTCCTAATGAATAAGAAAGATAAAATCTTAATTGAAGATAATGGAGTATTTACTATTGAAGATAGCGATAGTTCTAACTTTCACCCTCAAATATTATTCACAACAGAAAATAGCGATACGCAGATTTATACTTATAGCCGAGAAAAGAGCATGTTTGATTTCTATAATGAGATAATTGTTTATGGTAAAAGCCATAGAGCAATAAGAAAGGAATTGAATAGTATTAAAAAGAAAGGCAGGAAGACATTACAGGTTTTTGAAAACGAACTAATCACCCAAAACGATGTTGATAAAAGAGCAACTGAACTTCTTAAATTACACAATGATGAATCCTTTGGATTAAAAATAAATGTTGGGCATAAAGGCATATCACAACTTAGAGTTGGTGATGTGGTGACTGTGGAAATACCACAAGAAAATATCCCAAGAAGTGAATTTATTGTTTTAGAAATACAACATAACTTAAGCGGCACTATGGACTTAGAACTGGGCAGTTATACCAAAGGACTAGAAGATAGATTTGCCGAATTAGCAATTGCTAGTAATTCTCTAAATAATAAAGTTAGAGAAAATTCATTTAATGATAGCGAACTTACATTTGACTTCTTGAAAAATATTGACATCAAGCCAATAAAATTCCTAGCGAGAAAGAAAACTACACCTAGCGGCTCATACACTTTGGGTACTAACACTACTGATTCAAAAACGCTAAATACAAATACCGACACACTAAACATAGGAGTAGTTGAATTTACAACATTAGTGGAGGAAGACTTTTGATAACTGAAAAACTACAAAATTTGCTGGCTACACATCTAACTAGCCTAGTAAATAATGGTAAAGTCGGACTTGGCGGAAATTCAACTTATGGTTCTCAAACCGACTTAGATGTTCCGCTAGTTGCCGCAACTTCTGTATCGGCAACACAATCCGATGCTAATGTTGTGCAAGTAAAAATAACAATGAACGGCAGTTCTGCTTCTATGACAGGACAGGTTATAAGAGAAGTTGGTGTTTTTGATTCAAGTTCTAATATGTTATTTAGAGAAAACTTTGAGGGAATTGGCCCATTTTCTTCTAATGACACATTAGAATTTTTTATATTTTTGGAGATAGAGTAAAATGGCTAGTGAAGAAAATCCGCATTATTTTGCGACAAATACAAAAGATGATACAACCATAGACCAAATAACCGATGCAGTGGATTTCCCACATACAGGATTAATCAAAGCATTAAGTCTAGGCATGAAAGGAAACTATGCTGTAAAGGGGTCGGCAACCGATTATGACATTACACAAGCGAGCAGTGGAAATGTTTTACAAGTAGCGGCTGGTAAAATATTCCGTGATGGTGCTTTTCTATCAGTAGCGGCAAAGAACTTTACTGCTAGTGATTTTCAAGCAACTGCTAATACCTTTCATCTATTAGTTGCTGATAGTGCTTCACCACCCGTATTGCAGATAAGAAAACATGGTAGTTCAACACAAAATAAAGTCCCTCCTTATACAGAAGGCGATACAATTATAGCAATTATAACTTATACTAGTGATGGTTTTAATGACATGCTAGTTCAATATTTAACGACAGGTAAAGTCGCTAACAATGTAAGTATTGGCTATGATAGTTCGGGCTATAATGAGGCCATGTCAATTGAGGGAAATGCAACAAGAACTTTGTTTAAAAATAAAGTTGCTGATGCTGATATTAGATTTGTATTAGCAGACAATACAGCCGATGAAAAATTTGAGATTTATAGTGATGATGACTCCGATGGAGATGAGGGAGATACTGCTATTTTTGTAGTCACTGGTGAAGGTAATGTTGGGATAGGAGAAGCAAGCCCCGATACTATGCTGCATTTAACTGATTTAGCCGGAGCATCGCCTACTATAAAAATTGAAAATACTGGAACTGATGCAAATGAGCCGGAACTAATTTTTCAAAGAACAGGAACAGCAGGGCCTTCACAAGACATTGGGCATATTAAATTCAAAGCAAAAGACGATGGCGGTGCTACTCATATTTACGGTAGTATATTTTCCGATGCTATTGATGAAACAGCAGGGGAAGAAGACGGTAGGCTCATATTCAATGTATGTAGTGGTGGAACAGACAATGTTGAAATTTTCAAACTAAGCGGAAACGAAGGAGTTGTTATTAACGACCAATCAAATGACATAAATTTTAGAGTTGAATCTAATGATAATGCTAACATGTTATTTGTTGATGCTGGTAATAACAATGTTGGTATTGGAACTAACTCTAATGACGCTAATGCAGTATTAACTGTTGAAGGTGCAATATCTTTAGATGAAATATCAGCCCCTAGCAACACAGCCGATAGAGGACAACTATTCACTAATGCTGACAATCAACTTCATTTTATTGACGGTGATGGAGCAAGCACTGTTTTACTAAAAGGTGGTAAACATTCTTTATGGATTCCCGCAGAAGGTATATCTCCAAGAAGTAATGCTGGTTGTGCTGAATTAGCGACAACTGCTGCTGCTACTACCGGAAGACCCGACATAAGAGCATTAGGCTTTGATAGTTCAAGTGATGAACATGCACAATTTACAATTGCTATGCCTAGACTATGGAATGAAGGAACAATAACTGCACAATTCTATTGGACTAATGCTGCTGCTACAAGCGGAACAGTAGCATGGGGTCTTCAAGGTGTTTCATTAAGTAATGATGATGCAATAGATACTGCCTTTGGTACAGCAGTGGTGACTAGTGATACACAAACTGGAACTGCTAAAGATGTTCATGTAAGTTCGGAGTCTAGTGCAATCACAATAGGGGGTTCTCCTACGGCTGGTGATTTAACTTGTTTTCAAGTTTATAGAGATGTTTCTGCTGATAACTTAGCCGAAGATGCTTTGTTGTTGGGAATTAAATTATTTTATACTATTGATGCTGGAAACGAAGTGTGATATTTATGTTTGGTAGGATAGCCATAAATGGTAATGCTTCTAAGGCTAAAAGAGCATCGGGAGCAAGCGTAGGTATTAGTTTAGCGACTAGTGCTAGTGGTAATTATGATAATTCGCTTATAGTTGCTTTATATGATAATAGCAGAAGTTATAATGCTTTATTTGAAAATGGGAGCAATTCTACTACTGGTTCTGCTACTAGTCCCGACAGAAAAGTACAGGCTATTGATGTTAGAATATCGGACATTGAAGATGTCTATGATGATGACGGAACTACTGTATTTTTCTTAGTTCTTGGTGGGTATGTTAGACATACTGGTTCTTCAATATCTTCTATACACTGGCAAACCGGAACTGGGGCGCAATCTAGTAGTTTATCAAACGGGGTAAGTATCATTAGTTTTGAAGTTGAAGATGATAGAGAACACACACAAGATAATACGGCATTTGACGGGTCTTTTCCCGAAGGAATATATCATTCACAAAATTTTAGTTCGGGTAGTGGATTTTATGCAAACGCCATACAATTAGGTTCGGGTGGCGCACTACCAACAGACGGAGATAGTGCTACATTTAGAATTACAGTTGATGCTAATGTTGACGGCACTACCGTATCAACAATACTAGATGTAATACTTAACTTTGTCACTTAATTATTATTTTAAAAATACCAGAAGATTTACTATGTTTACCCTATTTTTATTTTGGGCATTTGGATTTATATTTGGATTTTTAACTATTTGGTTTTTATATGATGAAAATAAATTAACTGGCTTTATTATTTTAAATTCAAAGGAAGAATAACTTTCGCTATTTTCTAATTCTTTAACAAAAGATAATGTCTTTTTTAGTTTTTAAAAAAATCGCAAAAAAATCGCCAAAAAAAAATAGAAGGAGAGTAGCCTAAACTACTCTCCCTCTAAATTTTAGTGTCTTGCGACCATATCCCTTTACAAGACCGACATTCCCAAAGTTTTACTTGTTCGCTAGAACCAACATAGAATCCTAAGATTCTCTTTGCTAATGTCTTGTCTTTACAATAGACACATTTCTGTTTCAAACTCATTTCTTTTCTTCCGACTGACCCATCAATCTTTTAATATAATCATCAACGCTTTGTTCTGTTATATTAGTTCCGCCAAAAGCGGCAAAAAATAACAACGATAAGACGATTAAAAAGATAATTAGACCAAACCATTCTGCTGTACTCATTACCAATCAACCTCCAAGTTTACAAATTCTTCTTTCTCTATTGAGAATGCTTTAACAATCCCATGTTCTTGTCCATATTTCCATAAGTCATAAACTAATTGGGTGTCTTTCATACAATACTCAACTACTTCATCGTATTGACCCATTTTCCACAACTTAGGTGCATCTGCACTATCCATAAGTTTAGCATCATTCATTGTGCATTTTACAAGGTTCTTTAGTTGAAACCTCTCACCATGCTCTTTCAATAATATTTTGCTGGTGTCAATGTATTGTTCGTCGCCTAGATATTTATGAATACAATATATATCCATAGAATCTCTAAGTATTGGTAAATCAAACACTGCAATATTATGTCCTAAGACCTTGCCTCCTTTGGATAAATGCTCATCTAAGTCATATTTTAGTTCACTAAGACTCTTTACAATATGGCCGGACTTAGCAAAAGACTCAACTGGCTCATCAACATAGACTGTTCCTGTATCGCCATTCCATGTTGCTACCGTTGAAACTTGAAACATATGTGTATTACCAAAACCGCCTATTTCATGCGACATGTTTTTTGTTTCAATATCCAATGCTAGAACTGACATTCTTAATCACTAGACCAAAGTTTACTAATCTTTTCTGTTTCTTCATCTATTGTAGGTTCATCTGCACCAATTCTTCTTTTAAGAAAGGCAACAATGTTGCTACCCGCTATACTTAGCATTGAGCAACATTCCCAACCTTCATCTCCATAAGTGTCTAATGTTTCAATTATCACTTTTGGCCCTTTTGATACATCAAAAACCACATAGGTATTCTCGTATTTCATTTCTTTTCCTCCTTCAATTTCAAATAAAATGAACGCCCCACTTTGTCCACTTCAAACATTCCTTCGTCTTCGTATTTCTTAAATAACCTTTCCGCAGTTCTTACATTCATTGATTTTGATAATGTTTCCTTCGCCACTGCTTTGCTAAAGAAGCCGTTTTCATTGACCTTTGCTTGCCTTAATGTTTCCAAAAATATTTGTTCATTAGGTGATTGGGTCTTGCCTCCTACTCTACGCTTAACCTTTAGGCTTCGTTCTAACCATAATACCAATGTGTTATAACATTGTCGCACTATGTTTCCTGCTTGTCTAACATTTCTACCACTTACATGAAATCGTTTTGATTTTTGCTTAATGTCTTTTGCTTCTGCAATAGAACAAAGAACTGACATCTTGATTAGAATTTTTAGCAGCCTAGTTGTAAAGTTAGATGCAATTTTTCTAACCACTGGGTCGCTTGACCTAATGAAATTCTGCATGGTTTCATATTCTAGCAAAAGTGTATCGTTGAAATCATTACCAAATTTCATTGTCTTAAGGGGGTTTTTTCCAACTTCTTCAAATCTTTCCCTTACTAGTTGGTAAATTTCAAAAAACTCTTGTGCAAATTCATCAATTGGTTGATTGATTTCTTCTATCTTTCCCGCTTTACTAATCTGCATTCTTCTCATAACATCTAAAACATTTTCAGGAACTTCCCAAATAAATAAAATCATTCTTTGAAGAACACCTTTGTTAGCAATAACCTTCGCTAGTTTCTCCGGTGGATAGGTCATGGCTAAAATAGAACGCTCGCAAAAACATTCCATCATTTCTCCACGCTTTAGTTTTTTACTAATAATCCAAGATTCACCCGCTAATGTATTCATTAGAGTATTTAGATATACAATGGCTTGTTCTTTGTTTTGACTTTGTTTGAATATACCACTATACTCAAACTCGTCCCAGTGTGCTAATCCACTACCCTCTAATAGCCCTGCATCTCTTACCCATTCAAGGACTTTCTTTGTGTTTCCATCTTCGTCTTCTTTTTCAACAAGTTCTTCTTCATAGCCACCAATCAATGCCGCATCTGTATATTCAGTAGTGGACATCAAATCAAATTTCTTTGAAGAAGAAAACCCGTCTTCATCGGGAACATTCATATTTAACGGGTGTTTACCTTCTTCATTTATCAAAGCAAATAGTCTTTTAGAAACTGGGCCAACAAAATTCCATAGGGTAGATTTACCCGAACCGGAGGTTTGTATTTGACAAAAATGCACCCTGCTATCTTCTATACTTCTGCCGTTAGGTATTTGCACAAAGTCTTTACAAATCTGCCCTAGTAATACAAAACAACTTAGCGCGGCTGGTATGTCATTTTTAAATGCTACCTTTACTGCATCTTGCTGAAATCTTCTAATAAAACTAGGTAGATTAGTGTTGAAAACTTTTGTGTTTTCATCAACCCCATACAAGTATTTTTCTTCTTCTTCGCTCAATTCAAATTCTTCATAATTTATATCTTCATTCATATTTTCACCTTTTCTTCTGTGTTTAAGACATTCAAGATTCTTCGGGCTAGGGTTCTCCCTATACCGTCAATCTCTTGAAGTTCTTTTTCTGTTTGTTCGCCTATTTCCATAATTGAACCAAAACGCTTAATCAGCGCATTAGCCCTGTCAACGGATAAGCCTTTAATTGTTATGAGTATATCTATCCTCAAATCATCTGTTGATATTCTTTTAAATATCTCCGGCCTTATTACATTTCTCTCTATTGGTTTCATTTTACATATAGAAGCAATAATTAAAGCCGCTTCTTCTTCATTAGATACCCAAAAAGCCTTAGCATCTGTATCTAATGTTATTCTACCAATGCCGCCAAGAAACTTATTTCTAAGTTTATTAGACCAATTAGCATGTTGTCTATCGGAAATCTGTTGTTTTGTTTTAATGTATTTTTTATATTCTGCTATTCCTTCGTCAATGCTCCCATAAATAATTACTACATTAGTTGTATAGTGTCTATCCATGTTATCTAATTGAGTCCACAATCTTTTGTTCATAACTGATGCAATAAAATCGTGTGCTGACTTAGCCTCAAAACATACATCATCGTAAACATAATCTCCAATCTCTAGCCATTTCTTTTCATAAGGAACTTTCATCTTTAGTGCTTCGCTCTCAACCAACTCAACTAACTTAGAACCTTTCTTTTCTCTACTATCTATTACTAACATTATGCTTCCCCCTTAAAGTAAAGGACTAATGCTTCTATTATTTCTTCTTTAGACATTTGGTTTAATGTATCTCTCAATTCACATTCAAAAAAACAACATTTATTCATTATTCGTCCCTCGCATGTTTAGGGTATCTCCAACATTTACCAACACAATAACCATTGGGTATTAATACTGTTTTACAGTGTGGACTACTATAATTACCATAAACTGTAAACTTAGCATGTTTTCTTGTTTCTCTTTCATTCCAATCTAACCATATTTCTTCATTGGTTTCCACCAAATGTCGTATTTCATTTACTATTGCATCTAGTATTTTGTTCTTGTCTTCGGTGCTTTCAACTCTAGTGCAACCCGATAGTAAATCTCTATACCATGACACTAGATATGCTCTAGCCATGTGTGAAGGATTCTCCGTCATAATGGCGTTGTGTAAGCAAGGCAACATCGGCAAAGAACCCGTTGTCTTAGGCACTGATATTTCACCGCTTATCTCCTCCAAAGGAGGGGCTTCGGGAAATACAGCCTTTACAGAACCACTTATTCTAAAGGGAATTTTTCTAGGTTTTTTGGCTAACTCAAGTATTGATGTAATGTCTTTCTGCAAGTCTTCTTCTAGCAAGGGAATACAGAAATATGGATTGCCGTTCTCATCTCTTGAACTCATATTTACAGTATTAGGTATTCTTCTAAGCCTTGTTGCTTGTCCTACTCTATCATCAAGTGTGATGTTTTCTCCGACTTGAGATATTAGATAGGATTTTATTTCTCTAAAGAAAACCTGTATGTTTCTAATAGTGTCGGTTGTTTCTCCAAAGACAAATAAGTGAAAACCCCTACCGGAAAAGAAAAGAGTATATTCATAATCTCTTTCTAAGATGTAAGACATAACCACTTTTACTTCGCTCCATGCTTTAATTAGGCTTTCTCCATGAGCGTCAAAGTCAAGAAAGATTCTATCAAGTATAACTGATGAATCTATCTTGGCTTTTTCTGCAAATTCGGCAAAGTCATAAACACTAGTGTAAACATTAGTTCTATTATTTTGAGCCTTAACATATCTCAAGTATTCTTCTTTACTTCTTACTATCGTTCTTGGTAGTGGCGGGGCGTTCTTCATTTGACTCCCCGCCCATACTTCTCTCGGAAACTTCATCATTT